TATTTGCTTCTTTTTACATTCTTGCTTTGACGTATTCATGCAATTCTCTTGATGAGAGATCCAACGGCAATTACCTGGTTCGTAGTTACCGTTGTTATCTATACGGTCAAGAGTAAGATTATCGGGTCTAAGCCCCATGTCTTTAAGAAAGTTCGAAAATTTATTCCACCTTTCGCACACTTTAATGCCTCGCCCGCCATATCGATGGTAATGCGTAGCATTTGGGTTCGTGCAACGCTGATGCATTTGGCTCCAAATTTTGTAAGTAGATGAATTAGAAAGACCGTGTAGACGATTGTTCTTAGCCTTTTGCCGATTGCCACATGATGTACATTGAGTGGTATGCCCATATCGTAAATTCGGGCCGTGAAGCTCCTTTTCAGTACCACACTCGCAACGGCATAGATATTGATATGATTTGTATTTTGTGCCTGCAATAGAAAGAACTAGCCACTTACCGAACTTCTTACCGAGCATTTGATCTTTAGAAGAGACCTTGCTTCTAGCACAAGAAAAACACCTTTTAGATCTACCGCGTTTCATCGAAACTAAATGTACGTTTTGTATCTTTCCGCAAGAGCATTGACATTCATAATATGTGCCCGGTCGGTCGTCATCTGTCTTCCTTAATAATGTCCATTCTCCAAATTGTTTGCCTGTGTAATCTTCCATAAGACTCCATAATGATATAAGATAGATCCATCATTATGGCGAAAAATGTATTGAAAAACCACATAAACAAGCTTATTGACCCAATCTAAATAATAAGTTAACATTCGATAGCACGAACAAGCTGTATCTTGGGGTCGCTCCCTGTGCATAGGCTGTATTGCGTCTCGCCGACGTAGAGGCTGTACAAGTGCATCGCCTCGGCACATTAACCGTCATAAATTAAACATGAGGATTAATGTGAGTACAGGAATCACAAATATCAATAATATGGCACCTGAGTTGCCGTTGCAGGCTTCTCAAGATTTGCTGAGCACACCCCAGTTCAATCTTATTCACTCGTTCGGTTGTGATCTACATTATGCAGATTCACACGTAGGTAAAGTTACCCGAATGATGCGATATGAGAGACTAGATACTGATGGTGGGCTTTTAGATGGCTCTGGTATTGATCCAGCGCCGGAAGTTGTTCGACGAACTGATATTGACGCAGAGATGGAAATCTATGCGAAGTCTGTTTCAGTTCAAGAGCAGGTTGTTCTCTATGAAAACGACAAAGTGTTAACTAAGTTTACTGCATTGCTTGGGCAATGGTTAAGGGAAAAGGAAGACCTCCTTATGAGAGATCTTTATGCCTCTTCGGTATCTTATCTTAACGCAGTTGGTGGTGTTAACGGTAAGCAGGTTGCCGTTGTAAAATCTTCTCTGATGGACATGGAACTCCTACCAGATAATGCTGGGGACAACATGGCGCAAGCTGAGCAATTTGCTCTTGCAGCGTAAACGTAGCAAGCGAGAAGACACGGGAAACCGTGAAGCGGTGCTCTGAACTCTATAGTAATATAGAGAGGGTGGCTGAGAAGATCACCCCGCTTATACTAACTTAAACCCTTACGATTAAGAATATGAAGCTCTTCGACCATACGATCTCTTTCTTCCATAACTTTAGCATAGGATTCCCTGTGTTCTTGAGTTTTGCGAGAAAGACCAGTAGGCAAAGTGGTTTCATAAAACTTTATCAAAAGGGCGCATTGCTTATTTTTAACACGCAAGTGTGGAAGAACATTAGGAAGAACACTCGAAAGTTTTTTTCCCGAGAGTTTCCAGTTGATTTGGTTGCGATGTTTTGGGTTTTTTTTAGAACGTTCCAAAAATGTCAACGAACCGCCAAAACGTTGGTAAAGCCAATAAAAAATCTCTGGAGAAGAGTTGTTGCATTCAAGGACAATTTTGTACACAGGATTGGGTCTCGATTTGGGAGTATATTTATTGATTGTGAAACAGCATTCAGCGTCAATAAATCCAGCCAAATATCCCCAATCCAATGGGCTAACATTGCCGTGAATAGTGTGCGATTTAATATCTTGAATTGTAGAACTGTAAATTTTCTTTTTTTCAAATGTTTTCATTTTATTAAGCAATGTAGTTTTAGATTTATTACAATTGGTTTCAATAAATTGTTAAAGCAACAGTGCTTGTTCACGCTTTTCCGTCAAAAATGGGATGCAGAGCTGAATAAGTTCATTGGATGTTTTCGAATGAACTACCCAGTGATACTGCTGCTTCCAATGAGGAACTTTTGTAATGACGGGATAAATACTTCCCCCAAATTTTTCATGAATATAGTTCAGGGAATCAAGGGAAGTGGAAGAGATAATAATTTTAGCTCTATAACGGTTGGCGCAATATGATGCAAAAAAACATCCATCTCCATCTATGTAGCCTGCTAAGTATGTTATTGCTTTGTCCACTGGACATATCCTACCAACAAAACAGTATAAGTCAACAAGTAACAGATTGGACCAACCCACCGAGATCAGTAGAGAAGACGTAGATAATATTGAGCGTATCTTGCTTTCTAACGATGCAAGAACTCTCATAGAGTCAATTGAAGCACAGGATCGTTTTGGTACAGGCCCTGTAAGAGATGCCTTTATCGCTCTTGCTTCAACTGATGTAACAAGTGACCTTCAGCGTGTCGATAACGTGCTGCTTACAGCACAATATCCAACACAGGCGGGAATCCGCCCTGAAGAATATTGCTCTATTTCACGATTCAGATTTTTTGTATCGTCAAAAGGAGCATCAGAACCAAATGCATCTAACCTAGGGAACACTGTGTATACTATCCCAATGTATGGTGTGGAATCGTCTACTAAAGTTGAGCAGAACCAATACACTGCTAAGCTTGGATACACTCCACCATATATTGTATCGACAGTTGCACAAAACGCTGTTCTTTATGCTAAATTTGCATTTGCAGCAGCTATTACTAACCAAAACTGGATCAGTGGCCTTCGAGTCACCCAGGGATCATAAGGAGGCATCATGGGCTTTACATTAATGCAACAAGGCACATTTACCTCTGATGGTGATAGCAGAAACATATACCTTCAATCTAACCCGGACTATTTTAGAGTTGTTAACCTGACACAGTCGGCTACAACTCAGTCAACTGGGCGCGGTATTGAATTTGAATGGTATAGAGGCCTCACTGCTGACGACAATGCAATTAAACTGGGAAAAGAAAACTCATCTAACATTGTAAACAAAGACCTAGTAACTTCAGGTGGATTTACATTTGTAGAGGAGTTCCCTTTACCTGGTGCTGCAATTTCAGTCACAGGCATTACCGCTGCTAATCCAGCAGTTGTAAGTGCAACACAAAGTTATTCTGACGGCGATATCGTTCGTCTTTATGGTACTACAGGAATGCTTCAAATTTCTGGGATGCTATTTGACATTGATAACGCTTCAGGGTCTGACTTTGAGCTACCTGGGCTTGACGCTTCAGGTTTTGCAGCAGCTGCAACAGCAGGTACGGTAAGAAAAATTGAGAAAGCATATGCGTTTACTCCATCTTTCTACTATGTAACAAAAATCACTAAAGCTTCATCGGCAGTAGTGACAACGTCTATGACTCACAACTTTGAAGTGGGACAGGCGGTTACATTCTCTGTACCATCGTCCTTTGGGATGTCAGAAATTGATCAGCTAACAGGGGTAATCTCTGCAGTGACTACACACACATTCACTGTAGATATTAACTCTACTGGCTTTTCAACATTTGCGTTCCCTGCATCTAGCCTCTCGCCAGCAGCCGCGCTGTTTGCGACTGTGGCACCTGCTGGGTCTCGCAATATTTCTAACCCGGTCAACCCATTTAAAGGTGACCTAGAACTTCCATACATGCACCTTGCATCAGGGGCTCAGTCTCCTGCTGGATCATCAAGTGATGTCATTGTATGGCAGTCATTCCGAAAGGATAACTAAAATAGGGGGGCAATAATGCCCCCTTTAATTACAAGGAGTAACAATGCAACCAATCATACGTACAAAAGGCAGCGAAGAGCACGGACTACTAAAAACCCTTCCCAACAGTGTTAAAAAAGATAAATCCGGTGTGTCAGGAAAGACAAAAGAAGATCGAATAAAACAGAAAGCAGATAATGCACGAATAGTTAAAGTACGCTATATACATCGTAAAGACCAGCTAGGAGGCAAGCTACAGATACCTTATTGCCTTGGAGCTGGTGAGCCAATACAAATGTGGACCTTTTTAAGCGGCGAAGAATACGAAGTGCCATTCGGCCTTGTAAAACAGGTAAACGAAAGCGATGGGAGAGTAATACGAAAAGGTAATGACACTAAAGGTGATCCAAAACAGATTGTTGGCAAAGAACGAACGCATGAATTTATACCAGTAGGATTCTAATGGTTACGCAGGCTAATACAGCGCTAGAGCAAATAAAGAAAGAAGTAAGAAGTCAGACTGGGTCACCATCCCAGCAAGCATTGACAGATAGTGAGCTAGAGCAAGCAATAAACTTGTTTTACTCTACTTCTTTCCCCTCAGCAATAAAAACGGATCAGCTACGAGATGTTTACACTATCTTTACAAAACCGAACGTTGATCTATATCCATTGGACGTTAACACGTATCAAAGTGTTAGGTCTCAGGCCTATGTCGAAGGGCGACAAGCCGCGCTGTATAAAGACCGGGGATCATTTTTTAGAGTATATCCTCGTGAGCCGCAGTTGCAACAGCCCGTTGAAGGAGATGGAACTACTACTTCATTCTCCTTCACCCTTGGCGTAAAGCCATTTTTGCCTACTATGGTGGTGATGGGTTCTCAGGATGTAAATGGAAATGTAGTGCAGATAGTAGACAATGGAGGTCAAGGGACGACCACAGGCGCTCTATTATTGTTAAGCTCAGACAATGTAGGGAATTTTGATCCTGCTATACCGCCTACTTCTCCTATTCCATCTACACTACCTTCTAACCAGGTTGGGACCGTAAATTATGTTACTGGGGCTGTATCACTCGATTTGCCAATCGCGCTTGCATCAAGTGAAAAACTCAAGGTGTGGACCGCTCCATACCAAGCTAATTTCCCTTCAGGTATTCTTTTTTGGAATAACGAGTTTACTGTGCGACCTGTTCCTGACAAAGTGTACAAAATTGAAGTAGAGGTGTTTAAAAAGCCTACCCAATTCCTAAGTGATACCTCAGAGCCAGACGTTCAGCAATGGTCGCAATACATTGCATTGGGAGCTTCGTTGATAATTTTGCGAAACAGGCAAGACATGGAGAGCGTCGAGAATCTGCTACCTTTTTTTCAAGAGCAAGAAGGGTATGTCATGGCGCGTCAATCATGTGAAGAAATAGGACAACATAACGATACGTGGTATACAAGCCCTCCTACGCCAAATTATAACTACTGGGGTGCTTGGTGGTAAAAAAGTATATTCCATTAGCGATAGATAACTACCAAACAGGCTGGATACAGCAAAGCGTTGAGTATGCATTGCCTAACGATGCATTTACTACGTTAAAGAATATGTATGTATGGCGTGGAAAGCTGTTAAAGAAGCGAGGATGCAAATTTATTGATCGTTTAAAAAGAATCTTTGAATCTGAATCCATTTCTAATAGCAGCGCCTCTCCATGGTCCTTTAACTTATATACTGAGCTATCCATTAGTGAATCGGAAGCAGAAATAAAAATAGGAAGCGTTGAAATAACGGTAGGGGCAATTACATTTACCGATGACGGCGATGGTACCTTATCAAGCGTAACGCCGAGCAATTCTGGGACAATCAATTATTTAACAGGTGCGGTAACCCTGACTCATACCGCAGGTGCGGGCCAAGCAACCACAGTAGATATGACCTATTACCCTAACTTGCCAGCAACAGGGATACAGATAAGAGAACGGCCAACTATCAATTTAGAAGAAACTATTATCTTCGATACCAAATATGCATATCGAAGGACTTCTTCAACGTTAGGTTGGACTGAGTGGATACCTGGAACTACTTGGACTGGATCAAATAGTGATTTGTTTTGGGGAATCAACTACTGGCAAACTGGTACGGGAAATAGAGTGTTTTGGGTAACCAATTCAAACACATCTGACCCTATTCGATGGACGGACGGCACAACTTCCCCTAATGCACTTGCCTGGTATGATTTTGTCCCTCCAATCGATGCTACTAATTTTGTGTATCAATGTGAGGCTCTTATTCCATATCGTGGCCGATTTGTTATGTTTAACACCTACGAAGGAGCCACTTTAGGAACAGCTCAAAGAAAATATCAACGTATCCGTTGGTCATGGGACGGGACACCATTTTATCAAGCTGATTCAGGGATGAACCCTTCACCAAATTTTAACGCTGATGCATGGAATGACACAATTCCTGGATATGGGGGATTTTTAGACATTCCTACATCGGACGCTATCGTTACAGCGAAATATGTTAGAGATAACATCATTATATTTTGTGAAGCATCTACCTGGGTCCTTCGGTTTACTAATAACGGAATTGATCCATTTCAGGTAGATAGAGTGAATGATTTACTGGGTGCAGAAGCTAAATTCTCAGCAGTTTCTTTTGACACTTCTTTACTTGGGATTGGTGATAAA